CAGCGCCGAGCGTAACGATGTTACCGATTGGCTTCCAACCTGACTTGCTATTGTCAGTTGCGGCGGCAGTGGGGATTGCAATACCTCCACCGTTAACATTCAGACCAGTGGCAGTACCGGCAGCGGTAATCACGCCTCGGCTACTTGTTCCAATGGTCAAGAATGTCTCAGTAAACGCAAGCTGACGATCGGCGTGCAAAACGTCAGGATATTCAACGAAAGTTTTCATAGTTCACCGGAAATTTGTATTTGAAGAAAGAACACCAAGCCGATACCACCGGCACAACTAGCTACAGAATCGCAGCCTTGAAATCAGCAGGGCTATCAGGCAGAGAACCCTTTTGGTCGCCACCCTTGTCAGCACCTTCTTGGAACTTGCCCTTGCTGGAATCAGGACGTTGCTTGCGAACTTCCCAAGACTCAGCCAAGTGTTGACGCTTCTCAGCAGAGATAGCTAGGAGAGCTTCGACTCGCATATCAGACACATCGCGGTCGAGGCTTTCAAGCAACTTCACACAGGCCTCGCGAGCCGATGTCTTCTCGGCAGACTCTTTGAGAGTCTTGATCTCAGCATCAAGAGCGACATTCTTGTCAGTTGCTTCCTTGAGCTTGGCTTGCAGATCTTCAACAGATCCACCAACCGCAAGAGTCACAACACCACTCAGAGCAGTGCTTGCATCCTTGGCAGAAGCAGCAACATGAGAGAATGCAGCGCCAACAGCTTCAACGAGCTTTGTAGCGTCAGAGCTTGGCTCAAATTCAGCATCCTCAGAGACTTGCTTGCTCTCGGCAAGACGGGCCAACAGTTGAGCGATTGGCTTCTGATCAACTGCCTCTCGCAATGCGGCCAAGATCTTCGTTTTCATTTCAAAACTCTCAAATAGGTTACTATTGGTGGCAGGAGATTCGACAAAATCAACCGAGTGAACACGCTCAATCTTAGTGACGACATTCTTGCCAGAAACGCTCTCCATGATGCCATCAGCATCGTGAGAAAGCCCTGAGTCGTTGAATCGAGTAATCGCCTCAAGGATTGTCTTCGTCAATGGAGACTCTTGCAGATAATGCAGGTCTCCGAAAACTCCCTTGCCTTCGACGAAACTACAATTCCTGAGCTTGCCCCAACGCTCATGGAAGTTGCGGCCCTCTGCCTTATGATCGACATAGACCTTTGCGCCCTCGTACATCGAGAGCGCTTCCTTGAGAGCCTTTGGAGTGTACTCTCGGCCATTGCGAGACTTGAATCCAATAACCTTCACGCCTTTGATAACACCGGCCTCGCGGTCGATCTTGTCAGCAGCTATTTCTGATTCAAAGAATTCTTGAAATCTCGTTTTGTTTGCCATGATGCCTATCGTTTTAGAACTAGGCTCAATACTTGTCAAAACGAGCGTGAGAATTTCCTCACTTAGATCTCACGATCAACTCCCCCGCAAACCATGCTGCTAAAGTCATGGCGATAACATGACCTGGAAATGAGCCAAACGGCTTAGGATCTTTCTCGGGAAGATTGCCTATAACCATGCAAATGAATGCAACTATTGCAGTCCGAATCATAATTCCACGGATAGTCATTTGGACCTCAAGACGATCTCAAACCACACCCAAGAGAGCACTGACATTATCACAAGCATCAGAGCCCATGAGTCGTTGTCTCTCGATCCCCCAGGGGGTGGATTAAGAGCAGCAGCACAGATAAAAGCTGCAATCGCAGTGCGGATCATGATGCCACGAATAGTCAATTTATGCTGCTTTTCTTTGCTCATACTCTTGTTGGCATCTACATTTTGGATGCAACGGAGGCTTTTTCCTAGTGAACTTCCCGTCCAGTGCTCGGCATCTTTTGCAGCATCCCGGGTAGCATTTCCATCTAGCTCTCAGGCCCTTGACCTTTTGCACTTTCCGCATGTACTCCAGAGCATCTTGCTCGCCCTGCTGATGAGCGATTGCAACCTCAGTGATCGCAATGGCTCTTACCCTATCCTCGCCTAGATTCTTTTTCAGGTATGCGTTGATGTCCTCATTGCTTCTAGGTCGCTTCATTGCCAACCAACGAGAACGAGATACATCCTGAAGATCCATGAGTAGATCTCTTGCCCTGTTCCTTGGCTTGGGTCTCCAATCAGCCGGCAGAGGATCAGTACCGTGGCGAGCGACAAGGTTGCGAGCAGAGTCCAGCCTGATCCACTCAAGCTGTTTATCGAGATCATCCACTATCGCCCTGCGGATCTGAGCCCAAGGAGGTTGCCTCCTTGTGTCAAGCTTCCTGAAGGGCCTGAAGCCCTTGCGTACTATCGAGGCAACCTTCTTTTCCTTTTTGTCTCTGTTTACAACGTCCAAAATAGCATTTCCCAATAAAAACAAGGGTCAAACCGACTTACGGCCGCACTCCCTCTATCGGGTTGCGAGTTGCAACGTTGCAACTTTTCAAGGGTAGTCGTTCCAGCTCTGAATCAGCTTTTGAGTCCGCGTCAGCTTCTTTCTCTCAACTGACTCTGAGAGAGACTCTTGCAGCATGTAAGCAGCTTCCTGCTCACTGTAGCCGAGCTTTGCCAGTCTTGCGAGTGCTTGCTTCCTGCTGATCTTGTGACTACGGAGAGCAGTGAGAACGCTCTTGGCTTTGGTCTTAACCTCAGGAGTTTTTGGGGTAGTAGTACCACCAGACAAGAATTGCTCAGCATCAGCGAGATTTGCAAACCCTCCATAGTGCTGACCGGTCATTCGAAACGTAGCTATTGCTGCCTCGTCTGACAGAGGCTTGCCATCATGAGTAGACGATGGAATGACGAATACGCCATCCTGAAACTCTACTGTAAGCGTAGGATTACCAGCATATTCTGCCGTTGCAGGATGGATAGCGTTTGCATTACTCATCAGGGTTCTCTGCTTGATCTTTTGCTTTAGCATCGACCGGCTTTTGTCCTGCTCTGCCGACTATCTTTGGTTGACCGAGACCAACTCCAGCCGGATTCGTGACGCTCATCCAGTCCTCTGGCCTCTTGACTTTTTCCTCGTCAATTTGGCCCTTAACGTCATCATACTTGTACTGGAGGATGCCCATTGCTTGGCGATCACTTACCCAGCCCTCTTTCTTTTGGGCAATCAGAGCATCGGTAGTATTCTTGATGTCTCTGGTCACTATGTCAGGCGGGGTGACGTTGAACGAAACGCTATCCTTCACATCATTCCACACCCATCGCCCTGAGGTATCGACAATCATCTTGGCGATCTTCATGAGCAGTCCCTTGAGCCGTTGGGCTCGCTTGAACTGATCGTAGTAGCGAGACTGGAGGAATGGAGACTCTGCGGTATCACTGGAGCTTCGATTGTTGTTTCCAGCATAGCCGGTTACCATGTGCTCAGGCATCGCATAAGGCAGGCCCCCAAACCTCAGGCAAGCGTCCATGACCTCAATGTAAATCTGGCTTTGAGTTGACCCAAGCAAGCCAGCGTGATACTTGCCACCGTTCTTGATGTCGATCACCTGACCGGCGCGGATCTTGTTTGAGTTGTAGCCAGAGCCTATTGAGTCAAACTTGCGGACCTGATTATTCTGACGAGCTGCGGCAAGTTGAGCTATTCTCTCAGGAGCAACGCTACCGGAGTGCTCGACAATGTAGGCAATAGCAGCCTGAATCGCAGCACCGATTGAGGTATTGTTGAGAACCTTTTCGCCAGCCCTGAGCCACTTGTGAGAGTGATAAAAATCGCTTACTCCCCGTTTGGCTTTCTTGGAGGTGTTGCGCTTCCAGTGGAATACTCTATCAGCAGTCTTAAAGTCCCAATCTGAGCCAGAATCGTTGAATACAAAATGATAGCCCTTGGGCTTGGACCTTCCTTGCTCTGTCAGAACGCCGAAGCTCCAGCTTGCAGGGTACTCGATATCGTAGTAGTCCTCAAGCTGAGCATAGTTTGCAGGCTCAACAAGATTCTCAGGCTCAGCAATCTCTAGGCATAAATCACCTTCAGATCGATCAATGAAGCCAATCGCCTCACCGTCCCGCACCTCTCTGTGGAATGTCTCACCCTCCAAGTCACACCAATCGGAATTCTGCAACACTCGGTCAATCGCTGGTTGCAGATACTTCCGGAGGTTGACCAGTGGACACTCAACAGACCATTCAAAGCCATTGCTGATCGTGTACTCAATGAGCCGGTTGCGGATCGAGATTGCCGTTGGGTTGTCAGAGTCCAAGATCCAGCAGGCAGATCTAATAGCTTTCAAGTCAAGCTCATTCTCATACACTGGCATCCACCGGCCTTCGCTTCTGTGGTGGATTGTCGTATAGTATCCCATTCTCTGAGCGAGCCATCCGAACCCCTCATCAGATCGCCCGTAGCCGCGGTAGCGATAGATGTCATCTTCGAATGCATCCTCCATGAGAGAAACAAACTCAGTTGATACCTGTGACATTTTGGAGGCTCCGAAATGAACGATCGTTTGACCGAGAGGCAAATTCTGCGCCTGCATCGGATGAAATCTGAGGGCTTTAGCAACAAGTCTATCGCTGAGGCAATGGCAATCAGCCCTCAAACAGTGTACGACCACACTTGCTTGCGTGTATCGTACCCTCCAGAAGTCTATCGGAAAATCGGAAAGAGGCCAAAATTCAGCAACTCTGCTACAATGCCGATCTACGATGCAGCAATCTTTCTTCCAGGTTGGCCCTCTCGCGACAAGACCTATCGACTCTACAAGGCTGGCATTCTCAAGGCCTCTCTCAGCAAAAGCTCAAGCAAGACTCATCCCCGTAGCTCGCTTGTCACGACCAAAGAGCAGATCAAGCTATGTGCTCAAGCAATGTTGCCGACCCCTGGAATCTACATGAGCTACTGGACATTGAGCGCCCTGAGCCCTGCACTGCTTTTCAGGCTCTCCGGAAGTGGCGAGAGGCTCAAATACTGGCCCAGCCGGTTGCAGATCTTCTACCCCATGCCTGAAGTGACAGAGCTTTCCTCAGATCTCGACATACCTTTGAGCATCCCAGCAGGCTTGATCAGCAGAGCTGTGAGAGTGCTCGAAGCGGTCGGAGTTGCTACGATCTAGGGTTGCAACGTTGCAACTTTCCACCCACAAGAGGAATACGGCTCGATGCCAATTACGACTGCCGATCTCTGCTCCCCTGCTCGCTATGCTGAGGCTGTCACCGGTGGCAAGTTTCAAAGGCCAAGACACATTCAGGCGCTAGATGCTGAAGTCATGGCTACTTTGCTCGGGGACTATGACATTCTCGTCGCTATGGCCCCGCCACGGTCGGGAAAGAGTGAATACCTGTCTAAGTGGCTTCCTAGTTGGTACACGAACGCTTGGAGCAGCAATCGGGTTATAGCCACATCATACTCAATGAGCCTAGCTAGAATCGCCTCTCGATTCGCCAGAGACCAGAACCACAAGGACGCTCCGATATGGGGCAGGGCTGGAGTCAACCGGCTTGTTTCTGGAGCAACAGACTGGCAGACTGTGGACGGTGGAGGAATGCTGGCAGCTGGAGTTGGTGGAGGTATCACCGGACGGGCGGCTAACTTGTTTCTGATCGACGACTGCTTGAAGAATGCAGAGCAGGCTCTTTCTGAAAAAATCAGAGAGTCTCAGTGGGAATGGTTCCAAACATGTTTGCCAGAAGGTTCTCCAGTGATGATGGCAACTGGAGAATGGAAGCCCATTGAAACTATTATTCCAGGTGAATCAGTAGCATCATTTAAAGATAGTCGATTGGTCACTACCAAAGTCGTGGCTAATGGATGTTCTCCTATAGGACCTACCTACACCGTTGACACGGAGTACGGATCACTGGACGCAACCAGCGAACACCCATTCTACAAATTGCCATGCAAAAAATCTGGAAAATGGCTTGGACTGAAGCATGGCGAGTGGGTCGGTGCAGCAGAACTAAAGCCAGGGGACAGAGTATTGATGACACTCAAAGGACTTGGAAATAAATCCAAGAGAACACCTGGAAAACGCAGCTATCTAGGCACTGACTGGTGGTGGCTCATTGGGTTCATTTTTGGAGACGGATTCATCGACACCAACAGCATTCGCATATCGCTAGGCAACAACGAAAAACTTAATGAAAAGCTAGGCGAGTTATGCGATAAATACTTTGGTAAGCATTCAATAGTTGAATGTGGTCGCGAGAAAACAATGCGAGTGTACAACACTAAAGCTGCACGCCAGCTTAAGGAGTATGGTCTTTTCAAGGGAATTACTTGCAAAACTAAGCGAATCCCTGCGATAGTTTACCAGCAAAGGCCTAGCTCTAGAAAAGCGTTTATCGAAGGATTCGTAGAAGCTGACGGATACAGAAAGACACCAACGAGGGCGATAATAGGTATTGCAAACAAGGATTTACTCAGCGACATCAGGCTTTTAGCAATTTCTAGCGGCTATATCTGCGGTCAAATCAAAGAGTATCATTTCTCTGCTCAACCACCGGGATCTCCAAATCCAGTTAACGCCATCAAGTACAGCCTGCACATCAGAGAAAAAGGGCTGAAGTTTTACGCGGCTAGGGTAAGATCTGTAACGAAAAATGCTGTACATGTCCGCACCTACAACCTTGAGACTGAAACAGGAAACTACGTTGCCAACGGATTCGTTGTGCACAACACTGCCTTTACACGGCTTGAACCAGGAGGAAAGCTGATTCTTTTAGGGACGCGCTGGCACTCTGAGGACCTCTTAGGAAGGGTATTAGACTTCGTTACCAAAGAGACTACGTTGCGGATTCGTGAAGTCCGCTTCCAAGCAATTGCAGAACTCGAAGCAAACCAAACTGACATTCTAGGCAGAGTCAACGGTGAAGCCCTTTGGCCTGAGCGTTGGCCGGTCGAAGCATTGCTAAGGATCAAGAGTGCCCTTGCGGACTATTGGTGGCAGGCTCTCTACCAGCAGAACCTCACTCAACACGGTAGCAACGAATGGCCTGAGTCTTACTTTTGGGGAATTATGGTCGAGCCCGAAGACTGGCCAGAGAATCTCGTACTGTCTGCAACTGCCCTTGACCCAAGCAAAGGGAAAGACGCAAAGAAAGGCGACTATCAGGCTATCGTAAATACAGGCTATCGAGACGGGTATTTATGGGTTGAATGTGATGTTGACCGTAGGCCAGTGCCAGAAATGATCGACACGTTAGTTCGTTTTAACATGCGAGTGAGGCCAACAGTTACAGGTATAGAGTCTGTGGCTTTTCAAGAGCTTCTGGCATCTGATTACCTGCAAGCTCAACTCGACTATGCCTACTACGATCAGCCTGAGTTGATCCCTAACACTGTCCCAAAGCGAATCAGAATTGCGAGGCTTGGCTACTGGCTCCGTAGACACCGAATCAAGATCAAGAACAATGCATCCGGACAGCTAATGCTCAAGCAGATGAAAGACTTTCCAAATGGCGATCACGATGATTCGGTAGACGCGCTTGAAATGTCAATTCGTTTGCTATTGAGCATCTGCGACACACTCCAAGACGTTATGCAAGCAGACGGTGGCGCGGACGCTGCGAGCATTCTTGAGCCTTAATAGAGTCTAGCAGGCTTGCAACCATTGCTGAGAGGCTTCGAACGTTCAAATACTAGCTGAACTTCTGATTGAGCTACAACCTTATCTGCATCAATTGAAACGCATTGATAGCCGAACTCTACCAGCTTTTGATACTCTGACTTAGTGATCCATCGCCGAAGTTGCTCAAGACTCTTGCAGCCGACTCCGTAGAATCGATCATGCCTTAATCGCAAGCTCAATGTAGGGAACTCATCTTGAATCGGCTTAAGCACAAGATACTCACTTGGCTCTCTATCCTCAGTCCATTGACTTGAGAATCCTGGCTTCCAAGGGCCTCTGCCAAACGCATCTTGAACTCGATAGACTCTCAATTCGATCTCTCTAAAATGCTTGAGCGAGGCTCTGGAGGAGCTTTCTTTGGCTGTGGTCTCTTGAGCAACTGAGCACCAGCCAACATCACCAAGAACAGAACCAGGAACAGCAAACCTGCGAGCACATCGAATAGAGTTGTTTTTCTGCGAGTCACGATTGAACACCTTTCAGCTTTATGGCTAGGTCACTTTCAGCAAGATCAAGCCATATTAACGTTTCAATCTCGGCAGGTAAAACCCACAAGCCTTGAGCCCCTTTGCATGGAATCGGCTTGGAAAGCATTGCAACAGCCTCAAGCACCCAGCAAAATGGACCCTCAGTATATTTGTGATTAATCAACTCAGCCCAGCTCACGTTAATCTTGCTTTCTGCTCCTATTGAATTCTGATACTGAGCGTCACTCAATGCAACACTTGCTCGAAGCCATCCAATGGCAGTAACCACCCCAGTCTCGTACTCTGCAAGCTCTTTCTTTTTGAGATACTTGCTGCCTAGTCCTGCATGGATAGCCAGAGGGCCACGGTAGTTGGTTCTCCAAGTGCGATTCTCTACGAACTTCTCTCCTGATGCGATCAGAGAGGCCCACGGTTGGCTTATGGTCAAGGCTTTCATACTTTCCTCAAATTTCCACATGGGATACAGACAAGCTCGCCAGCGATCATAACTCCATGATTTCGCGGCCTGCCTTTGGACGATACAACTACGATCCCTACCTTGCCATGATGCGGCATGTACTCTCGAAGCTCTTTGCGATACCAGACTTGAACTGACTGGCCGACTTGTGGGTTAACGATCATCTACGGAATGTTGAACACTGAGAGATTGTCGCCTGGAAACTGCTTGTACTCCTGACCCCATAGCAAGTCATTGCCTGTTGATTTCTTGCCAACCTTCAGGGCCATGTACTCATCACCAAAGTCGTGATAGAGCCCTGGCCGAAATGACTCAGCACCTTGCTCGATGTCGAGTGGAGTCTTTACCCCACTCTGCCACTCGCCCCACTGCTTAAAGAAAAACGGTACACCTGCCAACTCACATTGCTGCTTGAGGCTCCAAGCCCACTTGAAGCTCATAGGCCTTGCATTCTTGCCTGACTCACCTCCACAGATCACCCAGAATTTTTCCATCGGTGACCACGAGCTATCTTCGATATGGCCTTGAAGCCTACTCCGAAATCTTTCGCTATTGACTTGAGAGCCTCCCCCGAAATCCTCCTTTGCCGAATCTCTTTCACCTGCTGCTGAGTCAACTTGGCCATAGAATTCTTCTCTCCGTCCTGGTCGAGCCGCCCTACCATAAGAACTTCTCTTGCATGAATCACCTGCTGCGAATCTGTCATCTGCTCCAAATTCAAAGGCCTGTTGTCGCTCTTGATTCCATTCTTGTGATTTATCGTCATGCCCTGCGATATTTGGCCGTGAAAGTGAATATAAACTAGGCGATGGGCACTCGCATTTACCCTCTTGTTGTCGTACATCACCCTGACTTGTAGATATCCGGCAGGCGTTGGATGCTCCGCTCTCACTTTCTCGCAAGGCGTCACTCGAATACACTTTTTCCACCTGTCCCATGTTCTCTTTGCTACCCTCCAGACCCTCCCTTGAGAGTCTATCTGAAGCTCCCCCGAGATCACAGCTTGATAAGCCACCAGTTCGTGTTGTTGTATGTTTGTTCTCATGGATTGGATAATACCCAAACCATTTTGACAAGTCAACAGGCCCAAGCAATGGCTCGCAACTCAGAAAGAGCACTGGAGCTAAGTCTCTGCACTTGAGCAACTCAGGGATTCGCTTATCAGCCTGCTCTTGATTCTCTACAGTCGTTCCAAGCCAGACATTTTGCCTTCGCTGACCATGCTTGAGAGCTTCTGGAATGTACGTCCTAGCAGCAAGCCACATGCTCAGAATATTCTCAGGCCTCTTTGTCAGGATCATCCAAACTAGATTCGGTGTTGAGTCAATGAGATTGAACAGCCTCAACCGAGCATCACTCATAGTCATCCAGTGAGACATTGGCCCACCTGGAATGTGAGGCAGTATATCGCCCTGATCAATTGTAATCCTTGAGCCATCAGGCCACACTGCCAAACGTTGTCCTTTGTGATTGACTATCGGGCCTTGATAGTCTTCGAACACATCAGAGAGGCTAGCGCAGAACACTCTCCGCATCTGTCCAGACTTCTCAGCCTCTTTGTTCCACTTGAGAGGATCTTTCCAGTAGCCATCGCTTGTCATGACTCTCTTTCCAAGGAAGTCGCCGCCATAGCGATTAACATGATCCATTGCATAGCAGTTGCCACAAGCAGGGCTCACTTTGCTGCAACCTTGCCAGGGGTTGAACGTCGAATCAGCCCACTGAATACCAGTATCCTTGACCATTAGCCCAGCTCCCCAAAGAGAACACTTAAGAGCTTCACGTAGTCATCGCTTCGATCAAGCAACTGAAGCTGAGCAGGATCACACCCAGGGGCAGCAGCTTCTTTGAAGCCAACATTAGCGACCTGTGAATCAAACTTGACGAACACCAATTCGCAATTGTCACGGACTCGACTTACAGTTCCGAACTCACAGTCAGCATCACAGGTTGCATGAGCGGGAGCATATCGAACTCGATCAAACCTCTTAAAGTCAAACCTTTTGAAGTCTTTCATTATCGGCTCTCAACTCCATCAATCACAGCCACAAGCTGACGCACAAGAGCACCTGTGAGCATAGCCACGAATCTTGCACCATCCTCGGTGACCATTTGAAAGTCAACGGTTGCCTTGCCGCTCTCTGTTCCTTTGCCAACCACGATCACCTTGTCAATGATGATCCTCCGAATGTCGATTTCCTTATTGTAGTTCGGGGCCTCTGACGGGCTGTTCTTTACTTCGATATTCAAGTGACTTTGCATAACCTAAAACCTCCAGCACGATCCAACTGATTGAAATGAGACTCAACACTGCACAGGCAGATAGCTCAACTACGATTAACATTCTTTAGCCTTTCCTTGGCTTTATTGTAGGCTGCTCGGATTCTTGCGAGAACTTTCTCGTCTTGAAACACTTTGCAGCCATGTTCCTTGTCGATCTTAATTGACTCAACAAGCAGCTCAACTCTCTCTAGAGTAAACGCTTTGCCAAGCTCATCGATTACCCATTCAACTAGGCTCTCATCAGAATCAGCTTTGTGAGTTGGCTCTCTGGTCATGGCTAGAATGGAATGTCGTTGTCTTCAAAGCCACCGCTCTGAGACTCCTCAGAGTACGGATCAGAGTTGTCAGCAGATCTCTGAGCCTGTGTTGCGCTATCGCCCTTGTTGCCAATCAACTGAAGCCGCTCACCGACCACCTTGAGCTTGGAGAACTTCTGACCATCTTTCTCCCACTTGTCAAGCTTGAGCTTGCCCTCTATAAACAATGGGCTTCCCTTGCGGCAGAACTCACAAGCCACCTCAGCAGTCCTGCCCCAGAGAGTCACGTTGACGAATGTGGTCTCGTCAATCCAGTTGCCTTGACCATCTTTGCGGCGGTCATTCACTGCAAGATCGATATTGCAGAACGGCGTACCCCCTGGAGTGTATTTCTGCTCAGGGTCTCGGGTGAGATTGCCCATGATCATAACGCGATTAAAGCTTGCCAATTTCGTCCCCTCTATGTAGTTGTGAGTTGCAACGTTGCAACAAATAAAAGCTATTCAACAAGCTCCAAATATTGAGCCTGCACTGATGCGAACTCTCCCATGCCATCATCTTGAAGTGAGACAGCAAGGCAGCGTGTTCCCAGAATCCTTGAGTCCATTGAGGCGATCCCGTAGTCGGGAACTACTGAAGCCCAAGCAAACTCGCCAGCCTTGAGCCTCAAGAACGCCTCAGACTTTGTTGGCCGTGGCTCCATGCCTTGCACATCACAGAGCAACTTGTATTTCTTTGGCACGATCATGGCTTTCCTGTAGCCTTTTCAAACAGCCCTTCTAAAACTGCCACTAACAACGCGATATTGCTTCGTTCGCTGGCATTCTCAATCGTTACACCACACTGCAAGCCAGATTTGCCATCCGGACCAAAATTCACTATCAATGTAGCCCTCAATGTATCTAACTCACACTTGGCACGTTCCAATTGCTTCACATTCTCGACAATCGACTCAAATACTTGAGGCAACTGCTCTGACTCTCGCTCGCCTTTGACGTACTCGTAACCCTTGCGAACATCCAAAAACTTTGGCTTCGTTGGTAGCTTCGGTGTCATAGCCTAATCCGTTACACCGCCGAAACAATAAATTGGAGATGAGAGGCGGCAGCCTCAGCCCACTAACCATACAACTAATGCCACCAGACAATCCAGCGACCGATTATTGAATTAACGTTTTTTCCAGCCGGAGGATACACATGATCGATCACATATCCGAGGCCCTTCATGTGACTCGCAAACTGATTGGCCTCAGATTCCTCAGCAAAACTTTTGCAATGCATGTCTGGCTCCTGAACTACTGAGGCAGCTATAGCCCACTCAACTTGAGCTGCTACCATCTCTGCCTCTTGGAATTGATACTTCTGCTCTAAACACTTCAGAGCACACTCAAGACTGAACTTTCCTCTAGGTTGCATTGTACCCTCAATGAACATAAGCCAAGCTCAGGGGCTTTCTGGTCACTTGCGAAGCTGTTGAATGTCAACAGTGAGCTGAGCTTTCTGCAAGACTTGATCTAACGGCCAGAGCTTCCAGTCATGCGAGCCGATTGTAGATTTCATTTGGGCCTCAGCATCCTCTAGAGTCCAACGCTTTGCCTCAGCAATCCAAGGCGTGTAACCACTGTCGTCTTGACACCAAAACACCGGAGAGTTTCCAACGTAGCCAGCAGCAACGTTCTGCAAGAGATAGAGCTTGTCTGAGTCCTCGAAGCTTGCAACCTCTCTCACGAACTCGCCAGCATCTAGCTTAGCAATGAACCACTTGAGAGCCTCAATCTTCCAGAGGTATTGAAACGTGTAGAACTCACAGCTTGGCAGGTAGCTGCACGAATCATAAAGCCCTGACTCATAGGCAGCATTCTGCAAGGCCTCGACTGAGTTGTATTCCTCATAGGCCTCGCGGATCTCTTGGATCTTCTCCTTGTCTTCCTCAGACATTGGCTCTCCGTGGTAGTCCTCCCACTCCTCACCAGACTCTTGCTCCTCAATCCACTCCTCAGCCAACTCAGTGTACTTCTCTCGAATCACGCAGTCCTTTGAGGCTTTCTCTGAGAAATACTCCAGAGATCCAATCGATCCTCGAATGAATGGCAGCATGTCGTAGACTCTGCTCCACATACACTCACCCATATCGCCAGTGATCATCAACCAACCAGGAGGAGCATGAACAGTGAAAGAGAGATTATTCGTCCCCGGCTTGGCACATCGCCACAATCGGCCAGGATCTCCGTCCCTGTGGCGCTGAGTGATCACATGATCTTTGAGATCATTCTCGATTCGCCGCTTAACATCAGCGATCATCCCGTCTTTGTGCTTGCTGTGGTAGCTACTCATTCGATTTCTCAATTGTTAGAGACTTTGGTGACCAACTCATACGGGTTCATTCGGATCATCTTGACTGCCTTGGCCTCAAGATCAGCGACTGCCTCTTGGAGCTTGTCCTTTGGAATCTCGATTCCATCCTCTCGCGTCCAGTCGAACATGAACGAGGTTTCGTTGACAATTGCAGGAACGAAGCCAGCAGGAGTACGCTTGGCAATGACAGCCAGCCTGCTGATCAACTCACTGAGGCTCTTTCCCTCACCACTGACTTGAGCAACGAACACCTTGCGTACAAGATACTTCATGAGTGGCAGCTTTTGACTGTCGATGAAGTCTTGCACCGGAATCAAGAATAGCTGGACAGTCTTACTTGGATATGAAACCACTTTCGTCCCTCTCAGCTACTTGCGCAATGATCTGCTCGACATTGAACATCAACCCAGGGTCAGAACCAGTGGCAGCCTGAATCCAATCACGGATCACTGAGCGGCTATCTAGCCCGTACTTCATGACATAGAAAACTCTCGCATGGTTAGTGCTGAGTCTCTTTGCCATCTGACCCGCTGTGAGGTTACACTCAGCAAGCAGTCTCTTGAATTGGTCACCTGTCATAATTTGGAACTCCTCCAAAGAAAATAAGCCACGTTGGTCAGCTACTCGGTCACATAGGCTTGCTTAAACCTGTGCCGCATCGAGTCAAGAGCATGCATGAGAGCCCCACACTGCTCTTGCAGGCCACGATCAGGGCTTTGCTCTCCTGACAGCATGCAAGTCAACACCGTCGCCAGAGCGTCAAAGATCTCTGGAGGCGAGGCTTGATACATTTTCTGCATGTTCACTACCAGCTCAATGGAGTGAGCAACCAAGCGATCCTGTTGCATGTGTCGCTCAGTGCCAGGAATAGCTAAATCCCAATGACTCGCCAAGTCTCTCAGCCCGAACTCGCCTATGGCTAGATCAATCTGATCGCTAAGCAACTGAGCGTACTGAGCATTCTCGTAAATGATGTCAGCATACTTTGCCTGAATATCAATTGCCCCGATGCCTTTCTCTCCTCTTGCCGGATGCCCAGCAGGGAGAGCATCACCACAAGGTCGCCAGCCGAACTCGGGCGAGTCATTGCGGGGAGTCTTATCTTGAACGTGATTCTTCCACGCTCGGTCGAAGATCATCTGGAGAGTAACAACAGCCATCAGGCCTTTCCTTTCAAAGAAACTTTAGAGGATATTCAAAAGACATAAGCCCGACAACCAGCCCTAGCGGTCACGCATTACTTGCAGGGATTCGCACTTGGCGCCTGATCGAGTGTCATACTTGGCGACCCAAAGTCGCTTCTCAGTCAGAACTCGTTTTGCAGAACTAATAGGCTGGAGGCTTCCAGCAACTTGCTGCTTGACTGCAATGTACGCTGCAAGAGCGGTTAGGCCAAAGACATTGCGGTAGATTTTGTAGACTGATTCTAGATTGGACATTGTTGGAACTCCTCCAGGTCTTAAGCTTGCCTCAGCACTCTGCTTGGCTTGTGTGAGATCATCTTAAGAGATTATCTTATTTTGTGCAAGCCTATCTAAAGAAAATCTCTTAAGATTCTAGAAATCGTTGTTTTGCTAGGCTTTCTGCTAGATCTTTGCCCAGTCTTGATCAAGCATGAGAGACTCCATGAGCGCAGAGCAGTCTCTCCAATCCATTCGATCAAGCTCTCTTTTGAGCAACTCTCGACCATCGCGTGTAAGCTCATAGTATCGCCTTGCAGGGCCTCGCTTTCCCTTTGGAGTCTCAACCACTTCAGATGCTATCAACCCATCGTCTGCAAGCCTCTTGAGTGTTGTGTATAGCGTCCCTCGCTTGAGCTTGTGAGATAGTCTCAGTATGTCGAGACCATAGAGCCTGCCGTACTTGGCAAGAATGCCGAGGATAATCAGTCGCATGCTCAGCAACCTCGAATTGGTGTAGTTGTAACAACATGACTTGGAGACCTCCAAGCGATCACTCGCCCGCCTGGATACCTTGCAGCGAGCATCCGCTTTGCAGCCTGCTCCATTGTCTGACCATGCCAACGATCAGTGACCTGATCACCGGCAGCGTTCACAATGAGAAATTCGTACTCGTTCACAGGTCAAGCCCTCCAGAAACATAAGCCACACTCAGAGCCCAACTGGTCACTAGTTCTCTTGCAGCAATCGCCACAGCTCGAAGCTCTCTTGAGTCTTCTCTTGATCCTCAATGTTGGCTCGCTCCACAGTGTACCGTTGAGATCCACAGAACTCGACACAGGCTTGCAGGGCCATTGAGTGAGTAACTGAGCCACACATCATCGAGCCAGTTCTCTGCATCGCCTCAAGAGCGAACTCCATTGCATCAACCTCGAAGATCCGCTCCCCGAGGTGATCTGCAACAAAATACTTGAGAGACCTGCGAGGGCTTTGCATGCTCCAGAAGCCTTGCTGCTCTCGCTCGCTCTGCGCATTGATCGTTAGCATCACACTGATTCCTTTGCTGCTACCCAACCAACCCAATACTGACGGACACGGCTTGGATTCGTGCAAGCCATCAGGTGAGGAGTGCTCTTGATGTTGCCCTCGCTTCGCATGATCTTTGCAGCCTCAGCAGCAGTGATCAAGCCACCTGAAACCCATACTCGGAGAAAGCCAGCCACACAGCGGCGATTGATGAATCGTTCTCGCTTCTCTCTCTTGCTTAACATCGCTCAGCTCTCCTGCTCCAGCCCTCCGAAATGCTCCACTTCTGACCCTCAGGGGCTTTCTCTTTGAACTGCTCAAGGATCTTATCCGAGAGAGTGTCGAGAGTCTTGCCTCCGTTAACTAGATCCCACTGAGCAGCCTCATTGCAGCGGAAGTAACCACGGACGGTTCGAGGCTCCAACCTGCGATCACCCTTCCAGCCGTAGATCGAGATCACCACAACATCAGTCGCTTGGCTCT